CAGTACTGATTACAGTGTTGATGCAAATCGTTACACATATCACAAAGCCATAAATTTTTTAAAAGACAACAATAATAAGCCATCATTTGTAGAGTCTGAGCGATTTGAAAGAGACACTGTTTTTGGCCTAGCAAGAGGCATTCCTGTAAACGTTGGTTATACAATGTATGCTTGGACTCTGCAACTAGAGGATATGAATCAGATATTAGAACAAATACTAACTAAATTCTCTCCAGTTGCATATATAAAGGTTAGAGGTGTGCTCTGGGAAGTTTGTGTCAAGTTGGATAGCATTGCTAACAATTTGGAAACAGAACCGGGGGATGCAGCTCTTAGGGTTATCAAGTTTCAATTTGGTATAACTGCTGAGACTTATGTTAATCAGCCGATTACTAGGAACAAGGCAGTTCTTAATACCAGAGTTGACTTTGTGAACTCTCTGAATGAATCCGAAATATCGGAAGTGATAAAGAGATTAGAAGAGTCGGTAGAAGGGGTCCAATGATTGAAATTACGAATTTGAAAAGGTCGCCAATACAGTTAGTGGTTAAGTCCAAGAGGACAACTAATTCATATTCGGTAATCAACTTGCCCGGTATCGGCAACGGAAAAAATAAAATATTGATTGAAGATAATATACATACTCGATATATAGATGATGCAGAGAGGTCTGGTTATATAAAACAAAGAGTATTGAACGATTAACATTATAGGAGTATACTTATGGCACTTTTACAGTCTTTTCCACCCTCTAATACAATCAGTCCTTCGGTGCGCTTCACCGAAACTGATTTGACTGTTCTTAGCATTTCACAGTCATCAAACTCTGTAGGTTTGGTAGGATACTGCAGCAAAGGACCTATCAATACTCCTACATTAGTCGTCAGCCAAACCGAGCTTATGACTCTTTTCGGTGTACCTCACACAGGGTTGGATTATCCCCCCTACTTGATTTATGCTGCCAAGCTTTGCTTGTCACAAACGAACAGCGTTTACATTGTTCGTGTCGCCGACACTGATCCTAATAGCCAGTACTACGCTGAAACAGCGAGCGTACAGGTTCCTTCGGCAGGCAATCTTCTCAAGGTTCATGGCGCACTTTTCAATCCAACCGATGTGATCAGGTTCTACACTGACCTAGTTGATTTGGGCAATAACACTGACAAATACTTTAAGTGGTCTTTGAACGGCATTCTAAGCAGCAAAGTCTTGAGATTGCCTTGGTCTGTTAACGATGAACTTACAGCCGTTAAGTCATACACAATTGACGAAATAGTAACCGTGTTGAATGCACAGCTTAATCCTGCTGTCGATGGTATCGAGTTTTTCTCTTATACCACAGCATCCAAGGTTGCATTAGGATTATCAACTGTGTGGGCATATGGACCTCAGAACACTTTGGAAATTGTTTCTGTAATAAACAACTTAGTTGGCGGTCCTGTGACCACTAATACCATCAGCTCCGGTGTTTTCCAGAATGTAAACAACACATTAGGACTATCAACAGGAAACACCGCAGCAACCAAGACTGGTGTTGCTGCCAATTATCCAGTAGATGCCTCTCATGGCACCGCCGGCGTTTGGGAATTCCCCACCGGTAAGTACACCATGATGGTTGTTGTAGATGGCTCCGGTCAGGTCAGCGTTGACAATGTCTTCCGTCTTTATGACTTCTCTGCAACATTAAGCAATACGAACTGGACTAGCTCTGCTGCTCTAGTTGCAGCCTTAAACGCCGACTTAGCAGATCCTAATTTCACACCTAGTGTGAATAATGTAGCAGCTTCTTCCCCTCCCTGCTTCCAATTTGTAGCAAACGGCTACGAACAAATTTCCGTACAAACTGTCACTACAAATACCACAAACACTGGTGGTCTCTATGGCAGCAAGGCTAAAATCAATGTTCGTGGCGGCACATTAGCTTCAATCTTCGATATGAATTTGGCTGGAGCGACCGGCGTAACCAATCCCGGCTTTGCCGATAATACAAATGCTGAAGCTGCAAATGGCTTCTGGGTTGGTGTGCCAATTACTGACACAGAAGATCCTGCTTACTATACTTTTGAAGTATTCGCAGACAGCCCCGGTATCGAAGGCAATGACACTTTCATTACATGCACAAATTATACACAAGGCTCGACTTTCACAATCGACGTCTTCATTTATAACAGCATAACTGGCTTCTCCAGTCAGGTTGAGAGCTGGGGTAATTTGACCAAGAATCCCGATTCACCCTACTATGTTCAGACCTACATCAATGACAGAAGCAACTACATTAGGATTCTTGATAACGATGCTACACTAGCACCTCCCGCAAGCACTCCGATGACAACCGCTTCTGTCAACAATTTGAGACTTGCCGGCGGCTCCGATGGGTACCCAGCTGGCGATACTGCCATGATTGATGAAATTTTGATTGGCAATCCTGTTAACTTAAGTGGCGTTTATGCCTTAAGTGACCCTGAGCAAATCGACATCAATTTAGTTGCAGTTCCCGGTGCCTCAAGCACTGCAGTAATTGAAGCTATGATTGATATGTGCGAGCAATATCGTCAGGATTGCTTGGCAATCATTGATCCTCCGTTTGGCTTGTCTCCTACTGATGTAATTCAGTGGCAGAATGGCCAGAGTCCAATAAACAACAAGCGCTTTGACAGCGACTTCGCAGCCCTCTACTGGCCTTGGATCAACATTTTTGATAACTATAACCTTATCGATGTATTGGTTCCACCAAGCGTAGGCGTTGTAGCTGCTATTATCCGTAGCGACAATATTGCCTTCCCATGGTTTGCTCCAGCTGGCCTAATTCGTGGCGTTGTGCCCGGATGCATAGGCGTTGCTGCCAAGCCTACCTTGGCTGAGAAAGATGCCATGTATGGCAATGGTAATGCCATCAATCCAATCGTAACATACGCAAATGTTGCTGACTTCGTAATTTGGGGCCAGAAAACACTTCAAAGACTACCTTCGGCTTTGGACAGAATAAATGTTCGCCGCATGTTGTTTTATGTTGAAAAGCAAATTCGCACTGGTTGCAGAGGTTTGCTATTCCAACCACACACCGAATCTCTTCGTCAGCAATTTGCGTTGCTTTGCGAAGGAATTCTAAACAATGTTCAGGTGAACCAAGGTATCACTGCCTACAAGGTAGTTTGTGATGAAACTCTCAATACGCCAGATGTAATTGATCGCAACGAGTTGAGAGCACAAATTGGTATTGTTCCGACCAGAGCTGTGGAGTTTATCTATATAGAATTCACACTGTATCGTACTGGCGCATTAACCAACGCTAACGGTTAGGAGATTACGGTTTAGGTTTTATTTATTCAAAGGAGATAACTATGCCACAAATGATGGGTATCGGTCCAATAGGAACCTCAAATAATATCATTTTCAAGAGGAAGTTCCGATGGACATTCGAAGTACAAGATGTCTGCGCTGGCGGAAATAATCTGGGTAACATCCCCTCAAGTTTCGTCAAGCTAGCAGCTAGACCAAACATCAGTTTCGATGAAACTGAAATCAATTTCTTACAGGGCAAGATGTTCATTCCCGGTAAGGCCACATTTGAAACAGTGACTGTGACTTACTATGACATCACCCCAGTCAAGGGTGAAACAATTCTCAATCTATACAACTGGATTGGTAGTGTTTACGACTTCCTTGGCGCTCCCACTCAGGCCAACAACATGGCTGGCAGCTGGTTGAATCCAAGAATGTCAAGCTTTGGCAATGGTGCTGGCGGATACGGCGGCACTGGTATCCTTAACATGTATGATGGCGGCGGCGTTGCTCTTGAGCAGTGGACTCTTTATACCTGCTGGCCCCAGAGTGTTAACTTTGGAGACCTAGATTATAGCGCATCTGACGAGTGTAACATTGAGCTTACCTTGCGTTATACATTCGCTAAGTGGAGGAATATCTGCGGCGACCAGCAGCCCAATCCTTGCTACAGAG